TCTTTGGTCATTCCAGATACTCCATTAGGATAATCACGCTGAAGATACTTGTCAGAGTTCCATCTCGCATTCATATACTCGAGGAAGTCAGGGTCATCATCCGGGATAGCGTCCAAAAGCGCTTTATCTACTTCATTCCTTAATTGCATCCGGTCATCAAGACTTATATTGGAAAATTTAGGAGCTCCTCCCGGAGGACCCTCCATTTTGTTTTTGGGAATGTTTTGGAATCTGCCCGATCCAGCATCAGTTGTCCCCCTGACAGATCTCGCTAAGGAATCTTCATAACTTTCCTTGTAAGACTTGTCAGACAGGTCACTTAGATCGTTATTAAACGCAGGGAGAGGATTTACCTTAGGGATCGTAGCAAGTGACGTTTCTCCTCCGGAAGATTCCGTAAATTCTCCGTCGATCGGAGCCTGCTTCCCGTCTAACTCATTACATCTGGCACAGAGTCGATCGTCAGGTGTGACTATCCACTCCTTAACCATCTCATCTTTATCGAGATATCCTTTCTGGATCATGTCGTTCCAGTGGGTCTGCTGCCCTTCGCAAGCACTCCGGATAGTCTCAGTACGAGCAATGAGTTTGGCTCGCTGATTGATGCGCTTCTTTGTGTATCTCTCCACCTTTTTGTCGATGTCGGTTGCTTTGGCTGCCCTCAGCCTTTCCCTTAAAGAACGAACAGATCCCATCTGTCGGTCTGTAAGTCCAACCATCTCACGGATCTGACGAGCAGTTTCATATGGATGACCTCCGCTAGTAAAGGCCTCAGAGATTATTGATCTCACCCCGGCTCGAGTTTCATCACTTACTTCACGGATTAGTTCTGAAGAATGATCTGCTGCCCACTTGATTGCATGAGGAGATCTCACGTTGAAGGAAAACTCCATCGAGGGACCATTATCGTCGACCTTCATGAATCTTCCTGTTTGCTGCCAAAACTCAAGAGCAGCGATACTCCCTCCTCCAACAAGGAGGTTGTATATGATCTCCTGAATCTCAGCAAACTTGATATCAAAGACTTCCCAAGGGATCGTCTTTTCTACCTCTCCAATCGAGTTAGTGGTAAAGGCCTCCGACACCTTATTGAGATCCATCTGCATTTTCAACCGCAGGATCGAGTCCATAAACAGGCTTTCGATTACCGGCTCTGCCTTATCAGCAAGAGCGTGAATCTCAACCCATTCAGGAACCTTTGGAGCCTTCGCTATGAAATTAAGCAATACTCTGTTAAGCTCGAAGAGTTGCAGCATTACTTTTTCTCCACACCATCTTGCACTGCCTTCTGCAAGGAATGCACTGCCTTCATGAAATCTCTGCGGTCCCTCTGAAACTGCTTCTCTACTTTAGCAACCTTCTCGAGATCCTGAGCAGACTCTCCTGTATCAACCTCTGCACCTTCACCTGAAGTATCCTCAAAAAGATCAAGGTCCTCAGGCTTCGGAGGAAGGTTAGCAGTGCTGCGCAGGTAGTTCTCGAGATCGTCATCAGGAAATAGCGGCATCTGTGCTCCAGCCAGTTTTGTGATGTAATCCCCGAGGACAGTAAGATCCGGGGACTCAATATCGTCATGTACGAATTTCGGGAGATCAGTGAGTTTGCCAAAATCATTCAAGGCGAATAACCTCGGGACAGCATCGGAGTTGAGGACCCCTGAAATGCTGTCAAGGATCGTTCCTAAAGCGACTCCAAAGAGATTCGTTTTATCGGAGGACAAGGCAAAACTTCCTACCTGTGACGATCCAAGCAACAGGAAATCAGCCATTACAGTGACAGCAATACGCTGATCGTACCGGGAAATGATGGCATTCGTATCAAACTGACGACGAGATCCTGAGGACAGCAAGGTGATGTCATACATCTTGTTTCCCTTGTCATCGTAGACCAAAGGCATCATTAAACCTTCCTGCTCATCTCTTCGGATATTGGTGATGATCTTCTTCCAGCTGTTATAAGCAGTGATGGTTTCAGCAGTTCCCTTCTCGATGATCTCAGAAGGAAGCCAGATAACAGGGAGACCGGCAAGGTCACGCTCTATGCCTATTGCCTCGATCTCCTCGATGTTCTTCTTCATGTACCACGATCGATAAGCGTTACGTAAAAGGGACCTGCCCTCAGGATTTCCCTTCGTAACCTTTGCCCTGAACAGAAGAGCCTTTTCGATTGGCACCATACGAATATCATATGTCGGAGGAGCCTGCTGTTCCATCCCTCTAAGGTTATCCTTATCGTCATAAATCCATTGAGACAGGGTTTCCTGAGATCTCAATGCCCACTTCTTCCAGCCTATCTTGCCATCAGAATATCGGCTGCCTTCTTCAGGCTCATCAGGCTTCATCCCCGATCGTTTCTTGTAGACTATCTCGAGGAAGGACCAGCCAAAAGGTAACATGCTCAGAATCTCTGACAGAGTGTCCTGCCATGATACGTTGAGGTCATCGAGGCATTCCTCAAGGAAGGTTGCAGCATCCTCATCTGCCTTTGAATCTCCACCTTTTTCGACTCTCCATGTAACCTGACGGAGGAGCATTTCTACCGCATATAAAAAGGCCCCGATAACAGCGTCGTTATCACGCATCTCTCGGAAGATCCGGACTCCTCGGCTGCCTTGCAGATCTTTGAGCCATTCCTCAGAGATGTATCCTCCAAAACGAGTTAATCCAGAGCTACCTGCTTCAGAATAAAGTGAATTAGCGTTTCCCGGCATATATTTACCTCCGTATTCGGTTCTAGAGCGAATGGATCATCAGCCTTCAGTATACGCTCATTTGAATCTCTCAGCAAATTTCAGTTACGCCATTTGCTCGTCTGCTCGTTTGATCCGGGAGAAAGAGTGAGATTCAAGGAGCTATTGGGATTGAGCATGAGCTCAGTGAATGCCCATACAGCGGCATCGAGATGGTTAGGAGATGCAGCACCAGGAACCCATTCACAGTATTCATCCTCAAGGACAGCATAATATCCGACATGGTGAACCTTGCCTTGCTCGTATAAGGCAGCAACAGGCTCGGCTCGAGTCTGCTTGTTACGAGTTGCCCATATCTTCTTGTAGGATACTTTCGGATTCACTGTGCGGATCGTGAATTCGATCATATCTCCTCCGTTATTCGCTTCTCCGATAATACGATCCGCTTGCCATTTATCATAAGCCATGACAGCAGCACGAGCCCAAGTATCCGGAGATGCCCTCATCGAAATGTCCTCTAAGACATATCCGTGATTATCTATTCCTAATCCAGCAACGATAATACCTGTTTCGTCTGACTTTTCATTGCTTGTCACGGCAGGATCGATAGCAACCACGATCCTTTCATCTCAGGAAGATTCTTGCTCAACCTGGTGTCCTCGAGATTCTTTCTCGTCCACAAAGCACCAGGGTTATCGTCAAGGATCTCAGCAAAGAGCTCCTGACGACCAAGTCGAGTACCCTCATATTTGGACTTGATTACCTCGATGAATGTAGGAGCCAGATTAGCGATGTTATCGTATGTCGATCCTCTGGTCATGACTGTAGTCGGGTCCATCATGATCCCTTTGAGGACCTTATTCGGACGAGGAGTAGTCGTGATTAGCGCCTGAGGATCTCTTCCTATACGTAATCCGAGGAGCAAGTTGTCCCAACAGTCCTCCAGATACTTGAATTTGGCTAACTCATCAACCCATGCCTTCTCATGCTGCGGACCACGCAGCAGATCCGGATTCTCCGCTGAGTAGGTCATGGCAAAGGCTCCGTTTGGCCATGTGAGTTTACGTTTGGATGGCTCGAAATGAGGCATATTCCAAGGAGGACTGATAGCCAAGATCCCACTTTCTCCCTCGATCATAACATCACGGACCTCAGCAGGAGTTTGTCCTACAAGAGCGAATCTCTCGAATCCTTCCTCTTGCCACGATCTGATCTGCTCTGCTCCGACCCTGGTCTTTCCCCATCCTCGACCAGCCATGATAAGCCAGACATGCCAAGGTCCCTGAGGAGTTAGTTGAGATTCTCGAGCCCAAGTCTGCCAATCGTACAGGAGATAACTGGCTTCTTCATCCGTGAGATCTTGAATCGCCTTTTCGATCTGACTTGTATTCGCTGAGTTTAGTAATTCTCGCAACGAGCTTTTCTCTTGCTTCTTCAACTACGATCGGACCTCCCTCTTTGCCAGTAAGCTCGACCTTGTCATTAAACATGCCAAGATACTTGCCAATATTAAGCAGGGCCTGTTCTTTATCATACATACGAAACTTGAAGACTCCGCCTTTAGACGTAGATACTTCAGCGACAGCTCGAGTGTCCACGTCATCGGAGTCCTTGATATCAACGATCGTGCGGTATTCGAATATCGGAGTATTCTCCTCGTAATCAACGACGACCTTTTCCGTTCGAAAGCTAAGGTGATTCTTTATGTCATCGAAGGCAATCTTGCTGAGCTCTTTAAGGACGTTCTCAACCGTGACCATGTTCCGCTCTTTGAGTTCATCTCGCAACTCCTGAATCCGAGCGATGATGAGTGGGTCTTTCGCACAGTAACACGCTTGCGTCCCTCTAGTACTTCGTTTCTGGTTTTGAGCTTCATATGCATCCGTGTAAGCGTCGATATTCGACATTCCCATGAATACGTTCTGAGCAAACTTCTCCTTTTTGGGAGTCATCACTCTTTCTCGTTCAGGCATTTC